ACGCGCGCGGTGTCAACCTTTGATGTGCTGGTCTTGGTGTCGCTTGGTGTAGTGTCCACCACCGTGTAAACCACAAACGGAGCGTCAGCATCTTGTTGCGCCAGCTCTGGATAGATGCGGTCGGCGCATATCGCGCCCACGGTGCTGCTGTCTTTGAGCAGCTTGTATATCGCCTTGCCTGTTTCCATTACAGTTTGAATTTGTTGAAGACTGCGCGGTACTTCATAAGCATCATGCGCTCCATCATCGGACGCAAGCGAGCTAATGACGGTGCAATTTTATTGTAGTTGGGACTCCCTACGCTACGGTTGCGCCCGCCCACGTGACCGCTTTCGACAATGCCCGCAAACCATCCGTCATTTTTTGGGTTGCCTCCGGCACGTGGACCGATGAACACGTTGATGCGACTGCCGCGGCTGTTCTTCACTCCAATAGATCGCCGCAAAGTACCTGGTGCAATGTCATAGTTAGGACCATCGGAGCGCCGAACTTGAAATACGCGCTTGCTTCTCGGTACCTGTGGCTTGACTTTACGTGATGCCGCTTGGCCAATCTTGCGGTTGCCTTGGCGCAGCTCCTTGGCCATCACCTTTGGAAACTCTCCGATGCGGCTTATCTGTTTCATAAGCTCATCAAGGCCCTCGATTTTATCTGCCATCCGTGCCCTGTTCTTTGCAAAAAATGCGCATGCCATCGCGCCGCCCTATTTCCTCGAAGCCCAGCACCTGATACTCCCGCGTTTCAAAGATGATAGTGTCATCTTGCGACATGGTCAAGCCGCTCGGGTCGTCGGTTGGGTTTGGGTGTCTTACAATGAAGTTCACCTTACTCTCTGGAAATACCTGGTAAGCCTTGATCGTCTCGCCAGCACTGCCAGCAAACCGCACCTCAGCCCACATGTTGGTGTCGGTGGTGGTCGATACCGTAGGCTGTCCGTAGTCGTCTTGGGTTAGCGTCTCCTGCCTGTAGGTGATATACCTGTCTCTGCGTCCTGCGTTCTTCATGGCTGGTAAATAATGCGGAACGGATTGAGTAACGCTTCCAAACCAAACTTCAAGCGCGTGGTGATTGTGCCTGTAATTTCTTCCTGTCTGTTTTCATACAGGTCTGCGACAATCAATCGAATAGCTTGCAACACTGGCGCGGGCATGGTGGTGTATCCCGCGGTGAAGCTGACGACGACGGGCATCAAAGCGTAGTCATACACTTGCGGATAATCGCGGAAGGCAATCCGCGCTGGCTTGGTAATCTCATCTGAGAACCAGTTGCTTGCGTCGAGTGTAGAGAGCGCCGCGTAAGTCTTGGTGGCTGTCGTCTGATACTTTACCTCGGTGATCGCGGTGACCGGACCGATAGGTATGTACGAATTGTAAAAGCCTGGCAAGTACCCGCGGGCGGTGTAGCTGCCCAGCTTAATGTTGCAGTGTTCCTCAACCCAGCTGATAGCGGCTGAACGTAGCGCGCTAATCAAGGTGTCTTCTGCTGTATGTGTTACGCGCAAGTGGGCCTTTAAGTCAGCAACCGTGATGATTGTGTCTTGGTCTACTGCGCTGCCTGTTATCTCTACTTGCATTCCCTAAAAATAAGAAAGCCCAGCGGTGTGCCGGGCTTTCTCTGAATATGTAAACGACAGCTATTAAGCGTTGTCGTGGAAGTTGTACTTCGCGCCAGCGTGAAGCACTGCGGCGTCAGCGTAGCGGTGGATAGAAATCCGCACCTGGTGGCTGAGGTCCATAGCGTATGGGTTCACCACAATGTCAAGTCCTCCAAACAAACCGAGAACGGCTGCCATGTTAGGATCAAACATGATCAAGGAACCTTCATCGGTCAAGTTGGCAGGAAGCAAGTCCGTCACAGCGTATGGGTAACCCAAGGCGCTGAAGTTGCCCGCACTGCTACGGTCGATGACTGCGTTGACTCCTGACACCAGTGGGTCATCAGCAAGAATGCCGTGAGCAACACTGTCAGCAATCACCTTGACGTTGCGCAAGTCAACACCAGCGGCAATCAAAGCGGCCTCACCAGCAATCATGCCAGCGGCGCTCACTGGGTCGGTGTTGTCTCCGTCGCCCGCACCAAAGATGGTGTCAAATACAGCCTTGTCAATCTGACGGTTCAGCTGTGTGATCATGTCATTGGTAATCAACTGCTCGACAGCTGGTCCACCCTGCATCATCAACTGCTCTGTGACAGTAACGAATGCACCATACCGCGTAGGAGAAAGCTCACGCTTGCCCACTGCGCTGGCAGCGTTTGACACGTCAGCACCCTCAACAGCTGATGCGATAGTAGCAGCAGCGGTGACGATTGGCACGTTGACGTTGGAAGTCAATCCGTTGAGGACACGACCACCCATAGACTCAAACAACGTTGGAGCGGCCAAAGCAGCCACGCCAGCGGTGACGTCAGTACCGACAAAGCCAGGAGAGTTGGCCAAAGCGGAACCGGCACCAAATTCACCAGCATCACCCAACGCACGCATGGCGCTAGCAGGAATAGACAGCTGACCCTTAATGGTCATATTAGACCCGCGGGCTTCGCGAACAGCTTCTTCAGTGTACTCAGCGGCAACACCAGTGACACGCTTGCCCTGTGACAAGTCACGCACGGCGCCAGCCAAGTCAAAGCGCTTGTTCATGCGCTGCATCTCGCGCTGGTGTGAGCGTGAACCCTCGCCAGCCAAGACCGCGCTTTCGGCAATCTTCGCGTCTTCGCGCTTCACCTTCAACTGAACATCCACTTTGCGGATCTCAGAAGCGAGGCGCTCCAATTCTGCAACGTCAGTATCTGACAGGTCGCGTTCTTCAAGTTCAGCGGATTTTTTCACGTCCTCGCGCTGGTCGACGTATTGAGACCTCAATGCTTGGAGGTCCTTGATGGGAAGGTCAGTCATTGTCTTTGTTGTCTTCAGCGCGAGCGAATACCGACGCGGCTTGATACGCTGGGTAAGTTACGGGAGACACGTCAATCAACTTGCTCACTTTTTCGATAACACGCACACCGTCAGCGTCGTTGCTCTCCTTGTCAATCATGAAGGCAAATGAACTCTGGTTGATGTCGCCGCGCTTGATCATCTCGTACAGATCGCGGCCCGCTTGCGTGTCGCTCAACTGCGCCCGATAGTACAAACCCGTCTCATCCTGCGACAGCTCCAGCGTGTTGTTGCTGGTCCGCGCCAATGGCACGCCGTCATGGTTAATCAGCAAGCGTACATCATCGTCGAGCACGTCAGAGAAAGCGCCTTGTGCAATGCGCTCTTGAAATGGTCCGAGGTCGGTAACGCTATCAAATACCGCGGCGTAACCTTCGATGATTAGGTTGTCTTCATTGGCGCGCATCTCAGCCTGACGGTATTGCACGCCGTTGTTGGTGGCCTTCTGTTGCTTGCGCTCTACAACGCCGCTCAGATACTTGCGCACTTCGGCCACGCGTTCTTTGTCGGTGCCTGGTGTGTTGCTGTAGATAGCAACCAGTTGCATATACGTCGCCTTGTCGGTGCGCTTGCTGATGTTGTGCAAGGTCCGCTTGACGTAGTTAGGAAGGTGATTGTCCGTTGTCATCGCTTGAAATTTTGTCTGAGTATGCGCCGAGGCGATCCAGCGCAATTTGGTTGACTTGCACGGTGTGCGTGTCGCCGCCTGGCGTTGGGTTCAGTTCCTCCGTTGCCCGCACTTCGTTGATGTTCATCACACCGTTCTGCAACATCTGCGTGTAGAACTGTGACCGCGCTTGCATGTCGCCTCTGAACAAGTCGTTGAGGCTGAACTTGAAGTAATGGGACCGCGCTTCTTGCAACGTGAGCAGTTTGTTGGCCAGCTCCTGTTCAATGCGCTTGGCCCATGGCAGCACGGTGTGCCTTGCGAATTGCAAGTTTTGCTGTTCGACGTTGCTGTAAGTCGTCTGTGACTCGAGTTGCACCAAGGAAGGAGGCACAGAGAAAATGCGGCAAATCTCCTCAGCTTGAAACTTGCGCGTTTCAATAAACTGCGCCTCTTCTGGCGCGATGCTGATGCGGTTGTACTTGAATCCAAAGGGTAGAAGTTTAGTGCCAGCTGATGTCATAGAGCCGTTCCAGCTTTTCTGTAGCATCTGCATCTGTTCTGACTTCAACGGCTGATCACTGGACAGCACGCCCGTCATCTGTCCACCATTGCCGAAATACTCTGATCCGTAGTCCTGCGCGGCTTGCGTCAGTCCGAGGTTCTCGCGGTGCAAGTCAATGGGACTGCGCCCGTACATGTTGCATATCTCCAACATATCCTCCTGACGCACGATGGTGTTGTCTTGCAACTTAAACACCACGCTGTCATTGATGACCTTGCGTTCAACCAAGTCTGTGTCAACGCATTGCATGGCGTTGGGTATCCCACCAGGACCGCGGTGAATGATGGCGTAACCCACGCCCTTCAATACTGCGTTCGCTATCACCGTCTCCCAGAAGTAGAAAGGCGTTTGATATGGATTGGGCCTAAACGTACAGACGTCAATGGCTGGGTGGTCAATAACCTTGTCGCGGCTGACGCCATTGGTGTAATACAAATCAAGGCCAAGGCTGCTAATGGTGCTGGCAATCTTGTACACGCAAGCGTAAACCGTAGACAGGCGCAGCCCGGTGTCATGGGTCACATTCGCGCCAGCCTTGGTAACTCCGTAAAGGCCAACAGCGGCAACAATATCTTCAGGACGATCTAGGCCAATGCGGGCGCGAGCTTCCTTAACAAACTTCTGAAGGCGGTTGGGCATAGTTGCAAGGTAAAAAATAGCAAGGGACGCCTTTGCGCCCCTCGCCCTTAAACCAAAATGAACAATTGTCACAAACTCAATACCTCCAAAAGAGGTGCCTCATCCTGTGCATTGTTAAAGTAACAA